TTGGGCACTACTGGAGTTGCTGTTGGAAACACAAGCATCACTGGAGTAGTAACTTTCTTCAATGTATCATCGAGTTTAATTGCATCAAATATTGTACCAAATGATATTTTAGGTATTGGTACTGAGAGAGTGAAAGTTTTAAATGTAGATAGAACTAATTCTAGATTTAAAGTTCTTCGAGAAGTAGATGGTACTGTTGGAGTATCTCATACTGTTGGATCTATTTTATCTGAAGACCCAAGAAGATTTACGATAAAATCTGGATTTAAAACAAAATATGATTTTAAGAGAAATAGAGAAATATATTTTAACCCAACAGAAACAGTAGGTCTTGGTACTACCGCTGTTGGAATTGGATCTGTTTTACAATTTGGTTCTTTTGGATTAAATACCGTTGGTCTTGGAACAACTTCTGGATCTAGCACTCTTGGAGTTCCCATTAAATCGCTTTATATAAAAAATCATAGACTGGAAACAGGCGATGTACTAACATATTCTCTAAATGGAGGACAAGGTATTGTCTATAATGAGGTTGGCAGTGTTGGTATAGCTAAAACTCTATCTGATGGACAGGATCTTTTTGTTGCTAAAATTTCAAATGATTTGATTGGTATTGCAACTCAAAGAGTTGGACTTGGTTCTACTGGTGGATTTGTTGGAGTAGGAAATACAACTACAACTTTATTCTTTACGGGAATTGGTAGTGGAACAAATCATAGTTTTGCAACAAACTATAGTAATATAACTGGTGATATTGTAAAGAGAGTTGTAACTGTAACAACAGATGTAAATCATGGTATTCGTGGAGAACACCGTGTGGATATCGATGTTAATCCATCATTTGCAACAACATATGTTGTAAAATACAATGATACCCATAGACGAGTATTAGTTGGTATAAAAACTTTTAGTGCTGTAGGTGTTAATAGTACCTCTAATACTATTAGTGTATCCAATCATGGTTATGAAAGTGGAGATAAAGTAATTCACTCATCAACCGCACCATGTCAAGGACTTCAAAATGATGGGATTTACTATGTCGTAAAAGTTGATGATGATAATATTAAATTGTCTAATACTTATTATGATTCAACTAGTTTGATACCAAGTGTTGTTGGAATTGCGAGTGCATCATTTGGCGAGTTTGGATTAATTAATCCTTCTATTAAATCTTACAGAAGTTCAATATTAGATTTTGATATTTCAGACTCTTCTTTAGGATTTACTCAACAATCTACTCAATATTCTGCATTTAGACTTAATTTCTATCTTGATGACAAATATACAAATCGTTGGGAAACCGATCAATCATCATCAACGTTTAGTGTTTCTAGAACAGGGTTCTCTGGAATCGGTACTGCTAGTGTAAGGGTTTCTATCGGACAAACTACGCCAGAAAGACTTTACTATTCATTCGATCCAGTTTCTGATACAAATCTCCCTATAGAAAAATCAGAAATAATAAGAGATTCTGAAATTTTAAATAATAATTCTATAATAACTCAAAATAGTGTCTATAATGGAAACAGAAGAATTTCTATCGCAGGAACTAACTTCTTTACATTTGATTTACCAGAAACTCCTGAAGCAGATTCATACACATCTACTTTATCTGATATAACTTATACAACTGATTGTACTCATACAAATGGTCCAATATTTGCTGTAGAAGTTACCAATCCTGGAAGAAATTATACTACATTACCTTCCATTGTGTCTATTAATACTCTTGATGGAGTACAAGGAGATTTAGTATCTACCACTGAAGATATTGGAACTATTGAAAAAATAAAAATCGAAGATATTGGTTATGATTTTCCAACGGATAAAACACTAAAACCAAGTACATCTCTCCCACAAATTCTTAATATAGATGCCTTCGCTAAAGTTGAAAGAATTGATATAATTTCTGGAGGAAGAGGATATTCTTCAGCACCAGAATTAATCTTCTTTGATGGTAAGACTGGAGATCAAATTACTGATCTCTCAACTAAGTATTCTCTAGGAGATTCGACAGTAACTATTTTAAGTAATACTAGAGGAATTAATAACGCTACTCCAACAGTATTGCCAATAAAGAATACCAATGGAGTTGGAATTAGTACTGTTGGATTTAATACTGTCACTAAAGAGGTAACTTTAAATCTATCAGTTGGATTTAGTACATCATTCCCATTTGAAGTTGGTGATAGAGTAATAGTTGAAAATACAAGTATTGGAATTGGTTCAACATCTCGTGGATATAATTCCAAAAATTATGATTATAAACTGTTCACTCTCACCGGAATTACCACAAATCTCGGAGGACTTGGATCAATCACTTATAATTTGGGTGATGAACTGAATGATGGAGAAAATCCTGGTACATTTGATTCCATTAACTCTTCTGGAGTAGTATCAGCAGAAAAGAACTTCCCAACTTTTGAAGTACAACTATCTACAGCAGATTATCTTAGTGGGGAGAAAGTTACTACAAATGGAAAAGAAGGCGTTGTTCAAAGTTGGGATAGAACAACAAAGATTCTTAGAGTTCTTTCATCTGATGATTTTACATCAGGAGATATTGTAAAAGGACTTACTTCGGAACTTTCTGGAGTTGCTTCAAAAGTAACCTCATATGAGTCTTATTTTGAAACTGATGTTTCTTCTCAAATATTCAGTGGTAATCAAATTGATTCAGGATTCTTAAATGATAATATACAAAGATTGCAAGATAGTTTCTATTATCAAAATTTCTCGTATTCTTTAAAGAGCACTATTCCATTTGATAATTGGAATGATGTAGTATCTTCTGTAAATCATACTCTTGGATATAAAAAGTTTAGTGATCTTCAAATTGAATCAACAAATTTAGATCAACCAATGCAAGTTGGAATCTCCACAGAATTGACTGATGTAACTATTGTAAGTAGTTTGGATGGATTTATTGATACAAATTGTGTGTTTGATTTTGATATTGCTACAGAGAACAATTTAACTCTTTCAGATGGTACAATTCTTTCCGATGAGATTTCTCTCAATAATAAAATCCTAACTGATTTTACGGAGTCATTCGGAAATAGAGTTCTTTCCATTGATGATATAAGTTCAGAATTTAATAGCAACCCAAGAGCAACCGCTTTTACTGTACTTAATAGTTTTAATCTAAACGATTTTAGATTTAGAAAGTATTTTACTTATCTGAGAGATAAGAGATTTACTCAAGAAAGACAGGGAATGATTGTCGATCTTATTCATGATGGATCTTTTGGATATATTAATCAATATGCAAGAGTTGAAACTGTGTATGATCAAGGATCTTTTGATTTCTCAATATCTGGATCAGATGGTCAGTTACTATTCTTCCCAAATAGATCGTCAGTAAATGATTATGATGTTACAACAATTTCTTATAATTTAAACGACAATTATCTTAGCACAGGATCCACTTCAATTGGAGGAGTCTTAATTGATTCAGAAAGTGTGATTGTAAGTTCTGGAACCACTGCTAACATTGTCAGTATCGGCAACACATATCACTCCTTAAAGGTTCTTGTTGAAATTTCACCTGATGTTACCAATCCTTCTTTTGGATCTACCGCAACATTTAACGGAAATGAATTTGAGGCACAGGAATTAAACATCCTTCATGATGGAACAGATGTATCTATTCTAGAGTATGGTAAATTGACCACTTCTCCTGGAGCAATGAGTGCAACTGGATTTGGAACATATACTGCACGTCTGGATGGTTCAAATATCAAACTTGATTTCACTCCCTCTGGAATAGGGACAAATGCAGTAGTTAACACTATTGTTGTTGGATTATCATCCATAACCTCTGGTATTTCTACAGTTGATCTAAAACATGCCAGACTGCAATCTACAATGACTGATATTGCATCATCTGGATCACCAACTGAAAATGTTGTTGCAGAATATCCAAGTCATATTTCTACTGAAGAAGATAGATATGATGCTGGATACTTCATGATTCAAGTTCATGATACTACAAATGATCGTTATGAATTCTTAGAATATTTTGTCGTAGATGATCATATTGAAGGAGAATCAACTGGAGAAACCTTTGATACCGAGTTTGCAAATATCCAAACTCATTCTGGTCTTGGAACTTTTGGATCTAGAGTAATTGCCAACTCTGTTGGTCTTGCTGCGACCACTCAAGTTCTCTTTACTCCCGTATCAGGAATTGATGCAACTGTTCATGTATATACTAATGCTCTTAGAATTGAAGATGATACGAAAGATACAATTAGTTTTAATAATGCAACTATAGAAACTGGATATGGTGAATACACTGGAACTGAGAGGGACATTAAGAGAGCATTTAATTTGACTCATAAGAATGATAATATTTTTGAAAGATCATTTGTTGGAACTGGTATTAATACGGTTACAGACACCATTACAATTCCAAATCACTTCTATGTAACTGGAGAACAGATTGCATACACTGGTCCAGGTGTTGGAAATACGGGATCACTTGGTATTGGAGAAACTACATTCCCAGTTGCCGGAGTAACTACAACATTACTTCCAGCAACCGGAGTATTTGTAGTTAAAGTTAATGATAACACTATTAAACTTGCCAGAAGTGCAGAAGATGCTTTGAAATCTGTTCCACAGATTGTTGATTTAACTTCATTTGGTTCCCTTGGTGTTGATCAGACTCATACATTCACTGCAACAAATCAAAATCCAAAAGTATTAGTTGCCATTGACAATCTCATTCAATCTCCAGTTGTCTCTACCGCAATTACAACAACTTTAGGAGATAATGTAGTAAGCACAGACAATCTCATTGATTTTACGGGAATAACTTCATTCTTTGGCGGAGACCTGTTTAAGGTTGGTGACGAAATAATGAAAATTGACGGTGTTGGTATTGGATCTACAAACAGAGTTTCAGTTCGTAGAGCATGGATGGGAACAACCATTCAGACTGGACTTTCAACTGGCGATTTAGTAACAAAAGTTGTTGGCAATTATAACATTGTTGCTAATACTTTGAATTTTGTTGAAGCACCATTTGGAAATACTCCAATTGGAACTATTACAAATCCACCTGATCAGAGAGACTTTACTGGTATAACAACAAGTTCTACCTTCCAAGGAAGAAGTTTCATGAGGACGGCTCAGCCAGATACCACCAATGAAACATATTATAAAAACTATATTTTTGATGACATTTCAAATCAATTTAATGGCACTGAAAGTCAGTTCACTTTAAAGTCTGATGGTAACAATGTCACTGGAATTGATAATGAAGGTGCAATTGTATTGATTAATGACATATATCAAGTTACTGGAGGAGCAAATAACTTTACTCTGTCCGAACAGACTGGAATCACCTCTATTACTTTTACGGGTTCATCTAGAACAATAACAAATGATGTTGGTGTTTCTACTTTCCCGAAAGGAGGAATAATTGTTTCCGTTGGATCTCAGGAGGGTCTTGGGTATCAACCACTCGTTGCTGCGGGTGGAACAGCAGTTGTATCTTCTGCAGGTACTATTACTTCAATATCAATTGGTAATAGTGGATCTGGTTATAGATCTGGAATACAAACAAATATTTCCGTGGGAGTACAACTTCCAGATACTACTGGAGTTACCATAGTTCCCATTGGAACTGCTTCTGTTTCTGGAGGTAGTGTAACCTCGGTTGCTATCACAACTGATAGAGTATTCTATGCTCCAAGAGATATATCAAATGTTCTTTATTCACATGTAACGGGTCTTACCACCGTCACAACATCAACTGCACATGGATTGTCTGTAAATGAGACAATTAATGTTTCTGGAATTGCATTTACATGTAGTTACAGTGGATCTGGTCCAGTTAATGTGACGAATGCTATCTATGATAATGTAACTGGTATTTTGACTGTCACAACTGCCACAGCACACAATCTCAACACATCAGGTCAGAGAAGTGATGTTCTTCTCACCGGATTAGGATTTACTTGTGGATTAGATGGCGGTGCTTCTACTCATGTTTATCCAAGAACAACTGATCCTATTTACTGCGGTACTCCAGTTCTATCCACACCAACAACTACGTCATTTACAGTAGATGCTGGTATTTCCACAGTCCCAACATTCTATCAAAGTGGTGGAACTGCACAACCCTCTATTATTGCACCTAGAGTAAATAATAACTCTTCTAGTGGATTTGATCCTGCATCACAAGGGTCAAGTGTTCTTAGTATTATTGATAGCACTAACTTTACAATAAACACTGGTATTTCTACTCGCGCACACTTCTATGCAAGATGCGGAACTGTTACAAAACCAATTGATATTGTATTTGACAATCCAGTCTCATACTCTAATTTACCTTTAGAGTATGTTTCCGGAACAACTGGATTTGGAACAGAAGCCACAATCGATGTTGTTGTTGGACAAGGATCTAGTGTAATTGATTTTGAAATTAATAATACTGGATATGGTTACGGTAATGGTCAGAGATTAACGGTTGCTATTGGAGGAACAACTGGAATTCCAACTACTTCATCGTTCTCATCTTCAAACATATTTGAAATTGAAATAGAAAAAGTTGCTAATGACGAATTTACTGGATGGTCTGTAGGTGTTCTCGATACATTTGATAATGTTTCTGAATTTATTGATGGTACTAGAATTGATTTCCCATTACTTAAAGGTGGTGTTCCAATATCTATTAACAAGTCAAAAGGATCAAAGATTGAACTTGATCAATTACTTTTAGTATTTGTAAATGAAATACTTCAGCGTCCAGGAGAATCTTATGAGTTTAATGGTGGTTCTCAAATAACTTTCTCAGAACCATTAAAGGTTGATGACACTCTCAATATCGTTTTCTATAAAGGAAGTGGAGATGATCTCGATGTTATTGATAGAGAAGTTATTGAAACTATCAAGTATGGAGATGAGGTCACTTTAAATTACAATCCAGATTTGGGACAAAAACCATATCAGCAAGAAGATACTAGAACAATTAGTTCTATTACAAACGTTGATAAGTGTAATACTCTTCCATATTTTGGACCTGGCAATGTTACTGACACTACTTTTGAGAGACCAATAACATGGTGCAGACAAACTCAAGATAAGATTATTAATGGTCAGGAAGTTGGCAAAGACAGAGAGATTTATGAACCTGTTATTAATCCAACTGCGAATATTATTAGTTCTGTTGGTATTGGTTCCACTATAGTCTATGTTGATAGATTGAGACCATTATTTGATCTTAATAACGAAAACATAGATCCTACGTTCAGAAACACCATTCAAAAAGGAATAAAATTAGTAAATCCAATAGTTGTTACTGGAGCAGCAGCAACTGCTGTAGTTTCTTCCGCTGGAACTATTACTTCAATTACGATTAATAATGGTGGTGTTGGATATTCAACAACACCTGACGTAAGTGTTGGTATAGGATCTACAACAGCGACTGCAACAGCAACAATTTCTAACGGAGTTGTCACTGGAATTACTATTACTAATCCTGGTGCTGGGTATACTCATACTAATCCACCATTAGTTCTTATCGGACCTCCTGCACAACAAACAGAACCTTGTGATGTTTCTTCTTATTCTGGAGATTCTGGAATAATCGTTGGACTAGGAACCACTTCTATTGGTGTTGGTTCAACAGGGTTAATGTTCCATCTTCACATTCCTCTAGACTCTGTAATGAGAGATACTGATTTGGTTGGAACCGCTGTAACCATAAGCGGATTGTCTATTGGAGATCATTTTATAGTAAGAAATTCTAACTTGGGAACAGCATCAACTAGCATTACTGCTCTTGGAACTAATAATACCACAATTGTTGGAATTGGATCTGAATACCTTGATAATGCGTATGTTGTAAATTCTGTTGGAATAACAACTCAAGTAATCGCTGGAGTTACAACCAGTGTTGCTAAAGTTACTGTGAATACCAATATAAATCCAAATGGAGTTTCTGGATTCTCAACAGGATCATTCCTTGGAGAGTACTCTTGGGGCAAAGTTATCGTAAATGCTAGAACCAAAGAACTTTCATATCCAGCACACACTTTGTCTGGAATAGGAACAAATGAATTTACTGGTATATCTACTTCATCGAAAGTTTATAGAACCAGATATATTAGGTTCAAAAAATTCGCATGATTTTTCGTAATAAATAAGTAAAAAAGTCCGTCAAAAATGGCTGCCATTATAACTGATCAGGTAAGAATATTAAACGCGAAAAATTTTGTCGCAGGAATTGCTAATGCAAGCAATTCCTATTATTCTTTTGTCGGACTTCCAAATCCGACAGACTATTCCTCTACATGGAATGATAATCCTCCCGCACCAAAAGATAATTTTGATGAGGAGAACGATTATTGGAACACAATGATTGCTATGAAGAGGATCAATTCTACCGATGTAAGGCAGGTTGTCCCTAGGAGAAGTTGGTCTTCAGGTACTACTTATGACATGTATCGTCATGATTATAGTAGATCAAACACTGCTCCTGTTTCTGGATCCACTAATCTTTATAATTCAAATTTCTATGTTTTAAATAGTGATTATAGAGTTTATATTTGCTTACAAAACGGAACAAATCCAGAGAATACCCTTGGTAGACCATCTTTGGACGAACCAACTTTTACTGATTTAGAACCAAGGGCAGCTGGAACTAGTGGTGATGGATACATTTGGAAGTATCTTTATACTATTAAACCATCAGACATCACTAAATTTGACTCTACAGATTTTATGCCAGTCCCTACAGACTGGAGTACTAGCAATGATACATCTTTAGTTAGAGAAAATGCTGTAGATGGTTCTGTTAAAATTGTAACAATAACCAATCGCGGTGTTGGATTAGGAACAGCGAATACGACTTATACGGCAGTTCCTATTCGTGGTGATGGTACAGGAGCACAATGCACTGTTACTATTGATGGTGATTCAAAAATTGATGAAGTTTCTGTATCTGCTCAAGGATCTGGATATACTTTTGGAACTCTTGATTTTGAATCTGCTGGAATTCCAGCAGGAACAACTAGACCGACATTTGAAGTAATTATAACTCCACAAGGTGGTCATGGTGCCGACATCTATAGAGAACTCGGTGCATACAGTATATTAATGTATTCAAGAATTGAGAGTGATAATGAGAATCCCGATTTTATTACCGGCAATCAATTTGCAAGAATTGGCATTGTAGAAAATCCACTATCACCAGCTGGAGGATCGGTATTAACAGCAGATAAGGTGAGTGCAGTTACTGCGTTAAAACTGACAGGTGTTGGATATAGTGAAGCAACTTTTACTGCTGATTCTTTTGTTACTCAAACAGTTGGGACAGGAGCTACAGCAGTTGGTAGAGTCGTAACTTATGATCAAAATACTGGAGTTTTAAAACTTTGGCAAGATAGAACTGTAGCAGGGTTCACAACTGCTGGAATTGGAGTTACTAATCCATCTTATGGTTATGAACTACAAGACTTTACTGGAAGTCCAACTGGAACTGGATCGCTAGCAATTACTCCTACAACAGGACTTCCTTTAAGTATTGACAGTGCATTTAGCGATAACAAAACGACGATAAATAATCGTACATATTATCTTGGAATGGATTTCACTACAGGTGTTGCGTCCCCAGAGGTAAGACAGCATTCTGGTAATATTATATACGTAGATAATAGACCTTCGATTACAAGATCGTCAAACCA